TTGTGAAGATGATGAGGATAAATTACAGGCGGTAAAAGATCATTTAAACGATGAGGGATACGGCTATTGTGGCGTAACCGATGAAAATAATATTGTTTATCGCACTTTTTAAGGGGGTTACATGATGAAATTATTAACGGCTTTTATCTCATTCGGCTTATTTTGCTGCCTAGGCATTGTATTGGGCTATATGTTTGCCGTTGCGCTTACAGGGTTTTAAATATGGGCAATTGGTCAGTTGTTGCCGTCATTTTTGCGCTTTCAGTCACTACTCAAGTGGTATTACATTTTATAAATAAAGGGTTTTTACAATGAATAAGATCAATTTTTACTTAGAATCACGCCTTGCCAATGTCAAAAAATTGGCGGATCAATGGGCTAAACACAATCCAGAAGGCGCATATAAGAGCGCATTAAACCATCAGGTCAAATATAAGCGCAAGGGATGGATTAAATACGATACGGCAAACCATTACCATGAAGGTAATCTATGCTTAGAATCATTAGATGGTTATGATTTTGTAGGGATTCAGGAAATAAGCCGAAGATCATTCGATTATTCGGGATACTATGCCGACAATTTCCAAGATAGTTTGATTAAGCCGTATATCGTTAAGATTAAAACAAGCAAGGGGCTATTCGTTTGCCCTGCTATTTCATACGATAATTGCGACATTGCCACAATCTATTTATCCCAAGGCGAATTTTGCAACAATGACCAAGAGTCCATAAGTTATGATGCTTGCGTATTTCAAATAGCCAGAATTGCCGATTCTATAGCGGATAGAGAAGCCGAAAAAAGCCGAGAAGATGATGCAAAATTTCAAGCCGAGAATCAAGCCGAAAATCTAAAAGAGGAAAACTTACAGGCTAGAAAAGAAGCCCATATTCTTATTCAAGCAATTAAAGCGCAGCGCAAAATAGGCGAGATTGTAACCCCTATATGCAATGCTTTAATAAGTGAAATTAAGGGATTAAGGCGAGAAATTCAGCGCAACAATTCGCGCATTGCCAAGTTAAAAGATGATTATTGGCAAGCCGTTATTTAATTAAATTAACAGTTTAAGGGGGCTATTTAGCCCCTTTAGGCGGTTAATTTTGACCGATAACAGAATGAAAGGTTTACACAATGAATTTTCTTAAATTCTTGGCAACACTTAAACACGATAACGGCATTGTCAAATTAGTGGTGACGGCAGGCAGCATAGAGCAAGCAATACAGTCACTTTGCAGGCGTGAATTATGCCCTTCTCGCTCCATCATCTCAATTAAACAGATTAAATAAAGGGTTTACCATGAAAAATTTTCAATATAAAGGTTATGACGTATTTTTTGAGATTCAGCACAACGGATCTATTCTTGCCACTTGGTCAAACCAATGGGGGGAAAATAGGGATAAGGCGGTATTTTATGACTATACGCCAAGGGAAATTCTACAAAATATCAAGATTACAATTGATGATTCGCTAGAAAAACCCGTTACTTATCATCGTAACCCTACACAATCGGAAATTCGTTATGGTTATGGCGCAACCCATTACAAGGATTTTATCTTGGGGGATGTTATAAAGCATTGTGGCAGCCTGAAAAAATGGATTGTTTGCCCGAATGACGGCTTGCGTTACTATCGCTAAATAACCCCCTATTGGGGGTTTTTGCTTTTTATTAGTGGATAAACACTAAGGGATTTTTTCGCCTTACTGTTTATTCATTGGATAAGTATTGCCTATTTTTTAGGCATACTCAACCTATGCTTTTTTTGCCTATATTCCTATCTCAAGGGTTAGGCATTGCACCTATGATTTTTAGATATAAGCATTAAAACGGCTTGTATTGCTCTTTTACAATTTGATAGTGTTACTTATATCCGTTGATTTTTAACGTCATATAGGCGGTTTTACGGCTTAGGGTTTTCTTGCTTGCTTGCGCCTATGCAAAATGCGCCAAAAATCTATCCGTTTTATATAAAAATCCGCCTAGAAATATTAATTGAGAATGATTATCGTTTTTATTTGCTAATTGAGAATTATTCTCAACAAAACCTCAAAAATACCCCCGATCAGGGAAATCTTTAAAAAAAAATTTTGGCTGGTAAAAAAAGTTTCATAGTCAGGAAAATGTACCTATCAGGGAAATCTTTGAAAAAAATTTACGGCTGTTAATTTATTTAAGCTCTACAGTGATATATCCACCAATTTGTTCTGGTCGCAGGATATGAATCTCATCAAAGCATCTGTCGTTTATATCCAACGCTAGGCACATCCCATCCAATCCATTCTTTACGCTGGCTAGTAGATTATCAGTGTCCCTCCAACGCTTATCTGGCATAACGAATGTAATATGCATCTCGTTATAGTCTTTAGTGTTCTTCTGGCTAATTAAAGCATCTATGGTCTGTAATCTACAGATCTCTTTATACATTGCCTTGTACTTAGCTTTCTTCATGTAATGCACTGTGGCATTAGGGCTGAGTTCTTTAGGAAACCAAGGGAATGTAATTTTCATGTGTAGATCCTGTTGTTTTACATAATATTATTATTACGCATAGCTTCGCCAAGGGTGAAATGAAGTGTATTCATCTTACCTGATCCATTATTACAGTACAGTAATAACCAATCCTACCTGAGTTAATGTTCACTCTACTGGAATGTTGTATATCACCCATGTTCATTCCGTATTATCCAGTCCCCATTTAAGGCTGGTAGGCATGAAGTCGGGTTAGGAATCAGCCTGTGTATTCTTTCTCGCAGCCCATTCAGGCTCTTGCTATCGTGAGAAGTACGGCTGAAAAAGAAAAAGACCACTTAAAACTGTTTTCCTAAGGTGTAACACAATGTAAATGTTCTAGGTAACGCTTACATTGTGCGGAAAACAGATCTAAATGGTCTATCGCACTCCTAGAAACTACACCGATTCCTCAATCAGCCCTGCCAGTATAACAAATATTTTTCAAAAACAACCACTTTGTAATAAAAATCATACATAATTAGCGAAATCAATAAGTTAGGAACACGAATGAATCAATCGGATGCGTTGGATAAACAGTTTATTGAATGTTGGAAGCGTTTAGGATCTCCAACTCTGGTAGGAAAAGAGTTAGGAATGAATCCTCGTAGCGCATTAAATCGTAGAGCAAGCCTTCAGATTCGTTATGGAATTGAACTTCCTACACACAACTCTCAAAGAGATCCAGCAAAATTAAAGAAAATTGAGCAGACACCACACAATGTCCGTAGAGGAATTGATGCAGATAAAGTTAAGCGAGTAATTGTATTTTCTGATGCACACTTTACAGATACAACAACAACTGCCTTCAAAGCATTGTTGCTAATGATTGATACGTTTAAGCCAGAAGTAATTATCTGTAATGGTGATGCGTTTGATGGTCAAGTTCTTAGCCGATTCCCATCTATTAATTACGATCAGAAGCCTACAGTCCTAGAAGAACTTAATTCTTGTCGCTGGCATTTAGATGAGATTGCTAAACATAAGCCAGCAGGATGCGAATTGATCTGGACTCTTGGCAATCACGATATGCGTTACGAATCTTGGTTAGTCAATAAAGTTCCAGAGTATTCAGGCGTAGATGGCTTTAGTCTTAAATACCATTTTCCTGAATGGAAAACTTGCTGGAGCTACTGGATTGGCGAGGAAACCATTGTTAAGCATCGCTATAAAGGTGGTCGTACTGCTGGATATTCAAACTTAGTTGCAGCAGGAAACACTAACATCATTACTGGTCATACCCATGTGTTATGTGCTTCACCTATCAGCAACTATCAAGGTACATTCTGGGGCGTTCAAACTGGCTGTCTAGCAGATCCCATGAGTGCCACCTTTGAATACTGTGAGGATAGCCCTAAAGACTGGCGTAGTGGCTTTGTAATGCTCTCATTTGATAAAGGTCGTATGTTGATGCCAGAACTGATTATGGTCAGCGATGAGCAAAATGGTGAGTTTGAATTTAGAGGATGTATCAATAAGGTATGAAACTCAACTCAGATGTAGTGCGTAATCTATACGCTTCTTTGTATTGCTGTTATCCATTTACAAAATGGAATATGCCATTGCCAGAAGAAATAGATTTTGTAGTTACATCTGATCCTGAACTTATGGGTACTTATCTTTACGATACTGGTGAAGATCACGAACATACAATCACTATATCGTCAGGCAGATGTGGTCATTACTACACTGTAATTACCACACTAGCGCATGAGATGGTACACATGAGCTTTCATAGGCAAAAAGGTGATAAGTGGATGCTGCATGGAAAACCATTTAGAACTAGATGCAAAATGGTCGCTACTGAACTAGGGCTAGATCCGCTAGAGTTATAGCCAAACAGATAGTTTGTTGTTTAAATACAACACAATTCCAGAGAAGTAAACTGCTACTGCAACAATCTCTACAGTAAATAAAGCCATGTCATCTTCTGCATAGCCTGAGTAAGCCCATAGTGCAGAGCCAATCATGCCTATAAATATATTTATCGGATAGATATTGATGCTTGTGAGTACGATTCCTAACAAGCAAAGAATTGTGCCAGACCATTTAATCATTTTGTTCTCTTAGCGATTTCTCGCTCGATATACCATTTTGCTTTCTTGAGATCCTCAACTGCATCTAGCTTGAGATCACAACGCCAAATGTATTTGAGCGCATTGCCAAGATTAAATCCCATGTGTTCTGTGATCTGGATACATTCAATTCCAGATGGATGGTCTGTGTAATGTTTTGGATGATTTACTGGATCATTCATTTTTTAGTTCCTACAATTCCGTTCATTAGACCAGCAAATATGGCAACTATTGGCAAGCTGGCATTGATGCAAAGAATCCATAACAAATATGTTAATGGCTCTGCAATGTTAAATAAAAATGTTTCTATACTCATAAAGCTCCTTAGTTAATGTGGTGGGATAGTAGATTATCAGCCCACCTCTGATTACGAAAGGTGCTAATAGCCTGAACAACCCTGCTGATGCGACTATTAGCTCTGCTGATTATTTGCCATCTACAAGGGATTATCTAATCACCAGTCTTTACTAGCATCAGCGAAGTAAGCGTTGTTTTTTGCGTTCTGCAATCTCATGTTGCAGCATAAAATAAAATTTAGATTTGATAGTCATTAAGATCCCCTTGTTATAACAATGTAACCACGTTCAAAAAGTTCCGCAATCGTTTTACGATGAGCGTTTTCCCACATCTCAACCCTTTCGGATTTGTCGAGTTTCGTGCCTTGGTCGAGTTCCGCATGGCAGCTAAAACACAAGGTCGCAATCCGATAATCATGGGCTTTAAGTCCTCTACCCTTGCCATCTCTAAGCTGATTGGAATGTGCTGCAACTGTTGTTCCATTTTGTATTCCACAATGTTGGCAAGGTAGGCATCTGCATACCTCTAAAAGTAATTTATTTCTGTACATGATGCAATGGTATATGAACTTTTAATCATTCCATTTCACGATGTGAGAAAGTTGCAAATAATTGTTTACAACTCGATTGTTGGTTTAGTAACCTGATTCCTCACTAACAAGAAGGAAGCAAATGTGCTAACAGAACTACAAAAAGCAAGTTTACGGAAAGTGGCTAGATCGCCATACCATCCTGATCTTGGCAAAGAGAATCCTAAGTTGGAAGATGCGATTACACAACTAAAAATTGAGAGTCCAGAATCTTTCCTGTATGAAGCAGATTTACCAGAAAGAAGATTCTTCCATAAACCAGTATCAGTAATACCATTTTTAACAGCAGAGAAAGATAGACTATGAGTAACGATTTAAACCAGTGTTCATTTATTGGCAGATTAGGCAAAGAAGTAGAGTTGCGCCCAATTGGTGATTCATCAGTAGCAAACTTCACCATTGCTTGTGGCTGGAAGTCAAAAGATAAAGAAGGTGTTGAGTGGATCAATGTTTCAGCGTTCGGCAAGCTGGCTGATATTTGCGCTCAGTATCTTGTTAAAGGATCTCAGGTATATGTTCAGGGCAAGATGAAAACTGATAAATATACTAAGGATGGAGTAGAGCGTTACTCAACAAAGATTGTTGCAGATAATGTACAGTTTTTGAGCAAAGCAACTACTCAAGCAGAAGCACCACAAGCAGCACCAGAAGAAGATCCAACAATCCCATTTTAAGGAATCATTATGAAAAAGGTACTTTTAGCATTAGTATTATCTGGCGTATTTACACTTGCAGTCGCTCAAATGGCAAATTGCTGGCAACAGTATGTTTGCGGTGGTGGTGGCTGCCAATGGGTAACTATCTGCCGTTAAAGTCTTTGGGTAGTATTAAGACGATGGTAACAAGGCAAGTACTCGCAGACGAACGCCCTTGGCAAGTGTACTTACTACCCACCCCAATTTATTAGAAAGAAAAGAATGAATTTACATTCACTGTGTACTATTTTCCCAAAATTAGATCAAAGTGCATTTGAAGCACTAAGAAATGATATTCAGAATAATGGATTGCGTAATCCAATCATCGTTAAGAATGGCGAGATTTTAGATGGTCAGAACCGATTACAAGCCTGTAAAGATTTAGGCATTACACCAAAGTATCAAGAATATGAAGGTGACGATCTTGTAGAGTTTGTATTAGCTCAGAACTTACATCGTAGGCATCTTACTGCTGGTCAATCGGCAACTATCGTGTCTTTAGCACAAGATTGGTCGATGGCACACCCAATTGGCAAGAACCCCAAATCCAATAAAAACAATGACTTAGAGCATAATTCTAAAGTGGCAAAATTGCCAATTAAGGGTAAACCCTTAGATACACAAAATGATCGTGCAGAGAAATCTGGTGCATCTAAGCGTACTCAAGGATCTGCTGATAAGTTGGTTAAGGAAAACCCTGAGTTAGCCATGAAAGTTGCTACAGGAGAGATTACGCTGAATAAGGCTATGGCTGAGATTGAGCCACCTAAAGAGCAATCTGTAGAAGATTCATTTGATGTAGTTCATGCTTATGAGCAAGAAGTTGCAGAAAACCAACGCTTACATGGCGTTATAGAAGCCCTTACAGCCGATGATAAGGATAAATCAATCATCTCTATGTCTGAGCGTGTTAAAGGGCTAGAAGGTCGGTTAAATCAAGCCCTAGCTACTGAAGCTGAAGCAATTAAGCAATCAAAGTTCTATGCCAAGATGCTTACCAGTATTCGTAAGTTACTAGGTGTAGAAAACAACAATGACATTCTGATCCGTATAAAGGCTATGAAATGAAAAATGAACCAGTAGCGTGGATGAATAGACACGATAACCATATAGTAACTTTTGATAGATTGTTGGTAAAAGAAGCTGAATACGCAGGGGTTGATAATTGGATTCCACTCTACACCCATCCAGCAAAGACACTAACAGATGAGGAAATACTGGGTGCTATTGCTAGAGGATGGTGTAGCGAAAAAAACTCAAGCAAAACTATGGATTCTGATTTAGCTATGGCGATTGCCGATGAAATTAAAGCAATACTAAGAAAGGCACAAGAGAAATGAACGCAAATGAACTTATTGAATTGTTAGATAAAAATGCAGGCGATGGTGACACACCATTGAGGCAAGCGGTTACTTTGCTACGCCAGAAACAAGCTGAAATTGAAGTGTTAAAAAAGCAAGTAGAGTTACACAAAAACGCACACCATGAAGCATTGAAATTTGCCGTAACACCATTAACCGATGACGAATGTGAAGCAATTATCAATAAGCACGATTGGTTTTCAAAGTCTTGGCGTGAAATGGCAAAAGAAATACATGATGCAATACTAAGAAAGGCACAAGAATGAACATAGTTTCTAAATGCCGATGCGGAGCTTTGCTTGATGTAACTTCTAGTGACATCCCTGCAAGATTTTCATTTATAGAGTGGTTGAAATTACATGAAAAATGTCCACAAAAAATGTTTACTCCACATATTGCTTTTAAATATTTACTAAGAAAGGCACAAGAACAATGAAAACAGAAATTGAATATGAACTTTATTGTGCAGATTCTTGGGTTGCTGGGTCAAACAATCTAGAAGAAATTTTGCGATACGCACAAGAATATAGAGAAGAAGGGAAAGTTGAAGTGAGAAAAGTCATAAAAAAATCTGAAATGATATTTCTTGGTAGCAAGTTAAGAAAGGCAAATGAGAAATGAACAAACTGCTTTCATATAGATTAAAGCGATGGATGCTGATATTTGGTGCTGGATTGATATTTGGCATCGTTATTGGCAGCTATGTTTCAGTTATTTCAGTTATTAATGATTGCCGAGTTATGGGAATGTTTCGTGTAGGAGATGCGCCATTCTCATGTACTTCACATCTGGTACGCATACCAGTCGATAAACCACAAACAGAAGATACGAAAAAGAAAAAATAATGGAAATTCAACTACGTGATTACCAGTCGGATGCGATAGAGTCCCTCCGACATGGAATCCGACAAGGGATTAAGAATCAAGTCCTAGCTGCACCAACAGGAGCAGGAAAAACAGTTCTAGCAGCCTATCTAGTCGATGAGTGCTATAAGAAAGGCAAGAGAGCTATCTTTATTGCTGATCGTATTGCATTGATTAACCAGACCAGCAAGATCTTTGACCAGTACGGAATACCTCATGGCGTAATGCAAGCACAACACTGGCGTTACAGACCATACGAGAATATTCAGATTGCTTCTGCTCAGACATTAGCTCGTAGAAAATTCCCAGAAACAGACTTAATTATTGTGGATGAGTGCCATTCATTAATGAAGGTAGTGCTTAAACGAATTGAGCAACGCAATTGCGTGACTATTGGACTAAGTGCGACACCTTTCACAAAGGGATTAGGAAAATACTACGATGCTGTAAAAAGTGTAACTACAACAAATAAGCTGATTGCAAATGGATTTCTAGCTAACTTTGAAGTCTATGCTGCATCTGAGCCAGACATGAAAGGTGCAAAAGTCGTAGCTGGTGAATGGGTAGAAAGTGATGCAGCCGAACGAGCAATGCCAATCGTAGGTGATTGTGTCAGGGAATATCTCAAGCATGGCAATGGCAAAAAGTTTATTGCATTTGCCTGCAATGTGGCTCACTGTGAAGCGTTACGAGATCAGTTCTTATCTGCTGGAATCAATGTAGATCTTTATACCTACAAGCAAGAAGATGAGTACAGAGATGAGTTGGTTACAGAGTTCCGTAAACCTAGCTCAATGGTGCGTGGATTGATCTCTGTGGCTGCATTGTCTAAGGGATTTGACGTACCAGATATTGAAGTCATCATTATGGCTAGACCATTGCGTTCAAGCCTATCTGAGCATATCCAGATCTTAGGTCGTGGATTACGTTCGCATCCAGATAAAACCCATTGCACGATCCTAGATCACTCAGGAAATATGAAGCGGTTTTGGGATGATATGCATACCTTTTTGGAGCATGGCGTAGATACTTTATGTGATGGAACTGTAAAGGAAAAGAAGGAAAAGAAAGATGAGAAGAAAGAGCCTAAGAAATGCCCTAATTGTCACCATTTGCATAACCCTGCCCCTGCTTGTCCGATGTGCGGATTCACCTATAAAATCAAGTCCGAAATACGCCATGAAGCTGGTGAACTTACAAAGCTAGGTAAGTTGCGTTCTAACACCTTATTTGAAGAACTAGCTTACTACGCCCTTGTTACTCGTAAGAAAGATCCTGTAGCAGCCCAGAAATGGATTCAGGCTATGCATAAAGGCATGACTGGTGTATGGACTAACAAGAAAATCACTGAAGCTACACCAGTAATTCCAACTATTGAAACTGTTAATAAGATCAAGCACCAGAATATTAAATGGGCTAAAGCTAGGAGAAACAAATGATGAAATATTGCAACAGATGTAAGTCTATGCTGGCTATTGAAATGTTTACCTTACGCAACAAAGGTGGCAAGATGCGATCCGCTTATTGCAAGCCATGTAAGAATGAAATCACTAGAGAATGGTGCAGAAAGAAAGCTGAAGATCTAAAGAAAGAAACTGCTCCACGATTTAAAGGTATTGATTTGTTAGGCGAATACATTGCTAGGTGGTACGCATGAAAAAGGAACGCATACTTGACTGGCATCAGTTCTCCTATCTCAATGGTGTACGCAGGAATAACAACATGGCTATTGAAACTTATAGCGATTACATCATTGGATTGCGCGAAATGGGCATCATTGCGCCTAATGGTCAGATAGAAAAGAAGATCATTAAGCTCATTGAGGAACAAACAAAACTAGGGGAACTACTTATGCAAATGGTAGATCAGGAACGCAAAAAAGACATATCTCTGTATCTTGAAGATCTGTAATTTCACGATATGAGAAAGTTATAAATAAATGTTTACATCATAATTTTGTTCATTTATTGTTCAATCTCAGTAACACAACAACGAAAGGTAACAAATGTCAGTATATAAAGCAATCAACAAGGTTCAAGATGATTTATCAAAAGAAGGAATAAGTAAAAGCAGAAGAAATACTCAAGGTGCTGGATATAACTTTAGAGGAATTGATGAAGTATTTAATGCAATTTCACCATTATTAGCTAAACATGGTCTTTGCATTTTGCCAAGAGTATTAAGTCGTGAGTGCGTAGAAAGGCAATCAAAAGCTGGTGGAGCATTATTTTATGTAACATTGGATGTTGAATTTGATTTTGTTGCAACAGAAGATGGCTCTAAACATACAGTAAAAACATTTGGTGAGGCTATGGATTCTGGCGATAAAGCTACCAATAAAGCTATGTCAGCAGCTTATAAGTATGCTTGTTTGCAAACTTTTGCTATTCCTACAGAAGGAGATAATGACCCTGATTCTCATAGTTATGAAGTTAAAGCTATGCCTTCAGCCAAGCCAGTGGATAAACCCATTGTAAAACCAAAAGTTGAAGAAAAGAAGCCAGAACTTGAGATTGATGAAGGTATGCCAATCCTAGAATTTGCAGAAGGAGCATTTGCATCTTCCCAGACCATGAGCGAACTCAAGCAATGGTTTAGCCAGCTATATACACATACCAAGAAGCTCCCTGAAGAACAAGTAGTTATCACTAACTTGTACAACTCTCGTAAAGCTGAACTGGAGAAGAAATAATGAAAGCGTTTCCAATAGATTACAACACAGCTTCTATAGATAAATGGCAAGGCATGGATTTGCGTGATTATTTTGCGGCTAAAGCTATGCAAGGATTTATTACCGCTTGGATGATGAAGGATGTGTACCCAAAATTTAATAATGAAACCGCTAAATTTGCTTATGAATTGGCTGATGCAATGATGGAGGCTCGTAAATGAATATCTATCTAGACCTAGAAACTATCCCTGCTCAGTCTGATCGCATTAAACAAGTGTTTAAGACTAATGCAGAGAAGGAGAAACAGTTTATTAAAGCTCCTGCTAACTATAAAGATGAGGAAAAGATCATTGATTACATCGCTAACAAGTCGGCTGAGATTGATGCTGACTTGGATAACCAGTGGCGTAAGACTTCATTTGATGGTGGGTTTGGTCACATTTGTGTTATTGGCTACGCTTTGGATGATGGAGAACCAGTAACTATTTATAACGGCAATGGATTAGGTGAAGATGATGAAGCAAAAACTATCAGTCAGTTTTACGATGTTATCAGAGATGCTTATGGGAACAATGAGCGTTTGCCTATGTTTATTGGTCATAACATCATTGGGTTTGATCTTAGATTCTTATTACAAAGATCAATTGTCCTCGGAATTGTACCCCCTAGTTTCATTCCAGTTGATCCAAAGCCTTGGTCAGACTATGTTTATGACACCATGACTAAATGGGCTGGTGCTTCTAATCGTGTATCACTTAACAAGCTATGTGAAGTATTTGATATGCCATTAAAAGGTGCTGAGTTTGATGAGGAATTTGATGGCTCAATGGTATGGGATGCTATCAAGAATGGTGAGATTGAAAAGGTAGCTACCTATTGTGCTGGTGATATTTATCGCACTAGAGAAATCTTTAAAAGGATGACTTTTGCATAAAAGACATACCTCTTTACAGCGAAAGCGAATGTGGGCATTACTTAGTATGGTATCTGATAAGGCAAGATTTAAAGGGTATCAGCTAAGTAAGGATGAATGGAAAGATGTATTTTGCACTCATCTGTATGGCAAGCGTGGAATGTCCACAAGAGAGTTTGATGTAGCAACAATGGCAGATTTTCAGCAGTATATTGAAGCGTTTTGTATTGACAATAATATTAACCTAAAGGAATAAAGATGGAAGATTACTCAGAATTGATGTTGGAATGTAATGCAGTTCTCAAAGACATTCACAAGGCAGCATTAAGCCGTAAATTTGAATTGGCTCGTCAGCTTACCGAAAGCCTTAACTTTTTAACCCAAGAACTATCACTTACTTTTGGAAAGCTATACGTAAATGACAAGCATTAAATGGACTATGGATCAAACTATGCGACCTAATACTGGACTTAATTTCTACGAAGCTATGATTGTGCATTTTGGTGGCATGGGTAATGCTGCCAAGGCAATAGGATGCACATATCAAGCCATCAATAACTGGAAAGCTAGGGGTGGAGTTCCACTTGCAGCAGTCGAGAAAATTGAAAAGATTACAGAAGGCAAAGTACATCGAGGAATGATATGAAATATGTACGTTTATATTTCCATCACAGAGTATGGCTTAACAGATATGTTAGCTTTCGATTAACCATAGATAAAGCGGTATATGACTGGAAACACAGAAATGAGTAAAACAATATTAGGAATATTACACAATGCACAAACTGTTCCATTAGGAAGCCCAATATGGGAAACAGAAGCAGAATATAAAAAATATGTAAAGATTATTAAGGCAACTATTAACGAATGTGCAGATAGAGCAGAATCTTATGGATATATGAGTCCAAACTTTATAGCATTAGCTGAAGAATTAAGGAACATAAATGAATAAAGATCGCATGAATGGGATTATGGATGTCATCAGACATTCCCCATCCAGCATAAGAGAAGTGGCAACTTTTACCAATATCCCTGCTCCAGTAGTTGAGGAGTATGTTAATAAACTACTTGCTGAAGGTAGAGTAAATGTATCTCATGTACGGAAGTTAAAGATGAGTACAGTTACCTACTACCAGCTTACTGATAGGATTCATAAATACTAATGACTAAGTTTGATAGCTATGTATTGCACATAGAACAAAATACACTGGATAAGCTAAATGAAGCCAGAGATCTCACCATTGATGTAAGGGGAAGAACTCTGGACTTTAATACCTTAGTGAATAAGGCTTTAGGAAGGTATATTACTGCCCTCAAATATGAAGGCAGTAGGCGTTAAGCGTATGGGCGTGTGCCAGCTTTATCAATAATAAGCATCTGGTTACGTGGTGAATCAGATGCTTTGTTTGGTACGCTGATATGTGTCCAGCTATCAAATTCGCGAATCAATTGATCGAATTGAATATCTGAAGCCTTAATTGCTTCACATACTTGGCTAGGAGTCATTCCAGTTACACGAATGTCAGCAGCACATCCAATACGATGCTGGCTAGTATCCTTAGATCCTACTGAGTCATTAACTTGCTTACAGCGATATCCAGAGTTAATGCTGATAGGCTTACCAAGGACTTTACGCACTTGCTCAAGCAATTCAGCCAAGCGAGTTAGATTATTGATCTCATTTGCATCTGGATTATTAAGCCATCCATTACGGACTGCTGCATCAGAGTGCGTTAATTCTTCAAGTGAAAAGTGTTCAGATAAGTTCATTTTGTTCTTCCTTTTGTTGTGATTCTGCTGCGCCCATCTTAATGCCAGTAATTAGACCAATAAAGCCACCAACTACTGTCTGAAACGCTGGTGAAATGATGGCAAAGATCTGATCGTCTGGTACGTTAGGATCAAAGATTGCCATAATTAAAGCACCAACTACGCCAATAATTACTAAGCAAAGCGTAATAGTTACGCTCATTACGATTCGTTCATTACTTGTCATTTTTCTTCTGCCTTATATTTCATTTGTGCTACCTTTTCCAAGCTCCTAGATCCAAAATACGCCCCGAATACGAGCATACCCCAGTTTCCGAGCAAAGTTACGTATGCTTCATTTGCTTCATATCCAAATGCAGACATCATCGCAAATAAGAAATACCCTGTAAAGATGGCTATAAGGCTCATAGGGCGAATATTCTTAGATAGCCAAGAGTCAGATGCCAGATCTGCTTTCCAACGCTCAGAAACATTGTTCTGCTCGTTCATATCGGCTTCTAGTTCCATTCTTTTGGCTTCATTAGCCATTGACATGATTTGAGCTTCAGCTTCAGCCTTGGCTTTAGGATCAGGAATTACCTTGTCGATAATCTTCATTCCTACTGATACGATGTCATCAATTCCAAACATAATTTTCACCCCCAAACAATAAAATATGCCACTACTGCTGCTGCTAGAAAGCAATAAATATGCACTCGTCTAACAGCATCTAAATCTTTATCAAATGCTTCCTTATACGCTCGTTCTGATTTCTCAAGTTTGGCTTTCAATGCTTCAATTTCAGACCATTTGTTGCCATTACGTCTAATAAAGTCAGCCTTTAATCTTGCTTCTTCCCTGCGTATATCTTCTTGCTTCTGCCACTCTGCTAATACTTTCTTGAGAAATAGCTCTTTTTTAAGCTCGTTTTCTCTGTCAATCCTTCTACGCTCTTTAGCCTTTTCTTGGGCTACAGATACACCATCTTTTTGGATATTTTCAACACTTTTTGTAAGCGACTTTGCGCTCTCTCGACTTGCATCAAGACTTCCTGTAAGAGTCTTAACCCCTTCTGAAAACCCAAATTGATCTGGCATAAACCATGCTTACTTATTGACCATCAAAATGACAATGGTGCGCTCGTCAATACGTGCAGGATTATTATCAGTAGTAATACGATTAACAATTTCATAGCTTTTCCCCAAAGTGCCACCAGATAGCCAAATAATGCCCTTGGTATCAGTAAAACTGGTAGTTACTTGGGTAATTCCGTCAGGAACAGTCCATGTAGAAGCTGAGATGGCTTCACCAGTTTCAAGAAACTCAGTCCAATCTACGGAATAGTCCAATGTGGCTGCTGGATCTTTTTGAAATGTTGTTGTCATGCTGCTTCCTCAACTAAAAATGTTGTATTTTCATCAATTATATCGACTGTTCGGCTTTCTTGATAGACATTCTCAATCCTTGAATCTGGCAATATTTCAAAGAATCTTTGGTCTAACGTGACAATATACAGCCTTCCATCAGCAGTAACAAATGCTGTCCTGATATCTGGTGCTTCTTCAATCTGATAAGCTAAGATTGATCCTAAAGAGCTTGTAGCAAGTAATCCAGATAATTCCTTAGTATCTACTACACGAAGCCCAATCGCTCCTAAATCGCCTGTTAATTCAATTCCTGTGATGCTTTGTGTGGTGATAACTGATGCGCTAATTGATGCAACGCTAGACTGCAACTCAACACCTGATACAGTACCAGCCCTGTTTTCCTCACCATTGGCTGAAACAGTGCCATATTGGATATTTAGAGCATTACAGCTAATGGCTATACGGCTATTGGATATGAAGGCTAATGTGCCAGTTCTACCAGATAATTGCAGTCCAGATAGCGTAGCAGTGCCATTGATATCACCTTCTGCTGTGACTGTAGCAATGCTGGATGTTAGTCCTAGCCCACTAATAGACTTGCTATCTGTAACTCTAGGTATTACAGGCTCGTATGCACTAGAAAGCTCGATTCCAGATAATGTCTTGGTAGGATTGCGTATGCCTGAAGCGGATATAGATCCCAGTGAGCTTGCCATAGATAGGCTAGTCAGATTGATGCTATCGCCAACTGTGGCTGGTAGATCAGATATGTAGCTGGCTAATTCCTGTCCATCTAGGCTCTTAGTGGCGTTCTTTTGACCTATGGCAACGACTGGCTCAATAGAAGTCTGAGCCTGTATTCCTGTCAGGCTTATTGTATCTTCTACGGATACTGATAAAGATCCATATTCGCTATTGGCTGATATACCAGAAATGCTATATGTACACTGTACAGATAAGGATATAGATCCGTATGCGCTTGTTAGTTCAATGCCATCTAAGGCAATTGTGTCAATCGTGTAGGCTGATATTGATCCATAGCTTGATGTAGCTTCTACGCTATCTACTGAAGCCGAATCATCAACAACTGGCGTTAATGTTCCATAAGATGCAGTGGCTTCAATGCCTGATATAACAATGGTATCTACTACATTTGTAGTAATTGATCCGTATGCACTTGTAAGCTCTACGCTAGTTACTGAAGCGTTATCTGATATGGAAAATGCTATAGATCCATATTCAGAACTTGCTTGTACGCCAGAAATAGAAATGGTGGCTGAATTAACGCCACCATCATCAAAGTTATTTAATGCTGAATCAAATAACCCAAAACCATCGTCAAACAGGATACCCTGCTCGAACTCATCGAAAGTGCCTTGCTGGTAATCAAAATCACCTAAGACACTATCGAAATCAGTCATCACGCAATTCTAATAAGCGCAGATGCTCCTGCTGATGGAAGATCAATGGTCAATGTACCTGACACAGAAACCACATTCTCACCAAAATCAAATGCAGCAACAGCTTTATTTGACTTAGAGGAATTGTAAATCAAGCATCCTCTAGCAGTAATTGTTGAATTAGACCATGATGGATCGCTAAATGTAATATATCCAGTGTTGCTAGATAATCCACTAGAGAATCCGCTTAAAGTAGCACCACCAGCAGTATATCCAGTACCAGATACTTCATTGGTAGATGAATAAGCAGTTGTGGCTGCGCTTAATGTAGCTGAATCAGTATATAAAGCAATCTTATATGTATCTGTAGATGTATGTACACCCTCTAAGACTTCTTGTTTATAACTGTTGCAAATTGCAGTTGTGATCGTCATTTTCTATTCCTCTTTATTTAGGTAATGACCAGCCATGTGTGACTAGCCAAGCATATCCAATACCAGCGATGACTACATATCCAATAGTCTTGATTGAGAACCAGCCAAATTGCGTTGCTTTCTCATTTAGCCATTCTTTAATGGCTTCCTTGACTACTTCCTTTTGTATTTCTTTCGCTGGATCTGTCATTTTATGCTTTCTTTCTTACTGTCTTTTTAGCCACTACCTTTTTGGCTACTCTCTTTTTAATAGGCTTTTCATCTTCTGGCGCAACATAATCTTGTTGAGTAGCAGGAAATGGATATATTGAATCAACTGTAATTTTAGGCATATAACCCAATTTGTCAAACAGCCAGCTAACGAGAATCATTTTTATTCCTTTGATGGGAAAGCAAGGTTTAATGCAGCCAATTCTTCAACAGAAGTAACTGCAGTAATGGCAGCTTCTAACTCATCAGCTTTGGCAACGACCTCTGCACGATAGGCAACTACGGATGCTGGAATATCTACATCACGCTCAACTTTACGAGTTACCATCCAATCTGTCTGAGAAAGAATAGAACCAGCAGTTTGTTTAACTTGTGAGATAAAGTTAGATTTTAAGCCTTTAGTTACTAATCGCTTAGTGCTATCGACCATAACAGGCTTACCATCAGCATCAGTAGATAATACTTTGACATAGAGTGGATTACCATTCTCATCTGATTCTTCTTTATCTTCTAATGCTTTAGGATTCTCAACATTGCCATCCCAGTAAAATCTGTCATCTGCTCGAACAGCATCAGCTACTTCAGTAATTCCAACTCTAGCTTTATCTGCATCAGTAGCAAAGCGAATCCAGTTAGAAGGATATTGATTACCTTCTGCATCTATGAATGGTGTATCAATTTGTAATGGGTTTCCATTGATTAAAAACATAATTACCTCGCTAAAGAATATTTAAATGGGTTTTCGGCAAATGCCATGTAGATGTAATTAATCGAGCTTGAATTAACTGTTGAACTTGTGCTTCTAATTTTTATTCCGTTTGACAATATATCAATCTTATTATCACTTCCTTCTGCGCTTGATGAGTTTGCATACAGTTCAACAGGAACAATGTTATAAGTCGCTCTTGTTGTATCAAACATAAACCAAGATGTGGTATCTCCAGCATCAACCCTTTTAATCATCACAAATTTAGGTCTAAATCCTAAATGAACAAAAGTTCCATCACTAGAGCCATTGCCTGTATACGAGCCAAACTTGGAATAGCCAGCTACTTCTGCAAAACAGTAGGCTATAAATGGAGAGCCACTATTAGTTTCATAAGAACCCATAGTAAATACAGAAGATGTAGGAGAGGTATTGTTCCACCAACCGCTATTTGTTGAAGCAGCATCAGTTGTATTTAAGTTCATTCCTTTGGTATTGCCTAGGCTTTCATGGTAAACAAACCAATTAGATACTCCATCTCTGCGTTTACCAATAATCATTTTAGGAGCAACACCTAATCCATGCCCTATTGTTGCAACACTTCCATTTCCAGTCCAACCAACCACACTAAATCCAGCAGTAGGATTAGCACTTACTGTAGATGTAATAGAGCCAGCAGTATTGGATGATGTTCCATTACCGCCTTTCCAATTCCATGCTACTACTGGATCATTATTTGTATTTAATGCACTTAAAGCAGAACCAAAACTAAATCCATCAGAATCAAATGAATTTAATTTATAAGTATCATCAACTGCATCTGTAGCATTTGTATATAAAACACCACCACCAGTTCCAGTTCCTCTTACTGCATCATAAGTCTGATGGTAATAAGCAATTCCTCTACTCTTAGCCCATACAAAATCAGGCTGAAATCCAACCCCAGTAATAGAGCGAGGATAACTAGCATTGCCTGTCCAAGTGATTGCATTAAAATGTTTATTACCAGCCTTAATACTTGGCTCAGGTAAGTTAAAAGTATTGAGTGCTACAAAGCCTGTGGGGGGAGTGTATTTAAATCCTTGCTGACCACAATTTAAAGCAACGCTTGTTCCTGTGTAATATGGATCTACCATCAATGTATGGGGAACAGTTAAATCTATGTAGCCTGTTAATGTTGTTAAAAGTGTATTGTTTTGATAAATTTGTATTACATTATTTGTCATATCTAATGCAATACCAAGCACATCATTAAGTGCAAATGTTCCTGTATTTGTTCCAGCAAGTTGAGTGCCGTAATAAATCCATCCATTAGCAGTATTAAAGCGCACAAATTCAACACTTGAGTTCCAAGCATTGCTACCTTGAGTCTGCCTGCTAATTCCAATGGTTAAGTCTGCACTAGCATGAAATGCAGTAACAGTTAATTCCCAATACCATTTTCCAGTTTGAACTGCCATAGTTCCAATATTGCCTCTATCAGCAGATCCCGTCATTGAAACTTTTAAATTTCCATCTGACCAAGCAACAGAACCAACATTAGCTATTATCGGATTAAAAGTGCAATAATTACTACCCAGCGCACTCATAGTAGGCACATCTACCATGCTGTCATAAGTAGTGCCAGCAGTTAAGCTAATGTTATTTACTGTCCAATCATTTGACCCAGCAGCATCATATCCAAGAGCAGCAGTAGATGAATTGTCTTTGAAGTCTAAATAGAAGCCATTAGTGCCATAAGTTCCACCATACTTCTTAGCTTTCCATACTCCAGTTGTAGGATCTGTTTCACCGAATGAAGATGGGGTTAGTGCTTGACCATCAATGAAGTTTACTTCGGTTATGTAGCCATCAAATCTTCGATTTGTAAAATTAGCTTTTCCAATATCATGTTCAGCAGTATCGTTTACTCTTGAGCTAGAATATCCGCTAGATGGATTTGTAGATTTTTCCCAACTTGTTACTCTAGTTCCATTTACATAAATTCTAGCTCTATCTTCTGCTGTTGCATTATCTGTATCAAGAACAACAACAAGATGATACCAAGCAGAAACATCTCTAAATACTTGTGATGTTGTTTTTTGCCAAACAAAACCACCGCCACTATAATGATAAAAAGATAGAGAATCATTTGCTCCTACAGCAACATCATTACTTGAAAATGTAATAACAGTTTCATTTCCAGAAGCACCTGCCATAAATAAATAATTAAGTTCTCCTGAATTTAATGCTCCTCTTTTTACCCATCCACTCCAAGTCCAAGTTTTACGATTTCCAGCACTAGCTGGAGTTCTATTTAGATAAGCAGAAGCACTACTTCTAAATCTAAGGCTTCTACTAATGTTGTAGCCTTCATCACCTTGCAATAGATTATTAGCAATAATTGACATTAGTTAGCCTTATTTAACATCAGTAACAAGTTTAGCTGTAATGCGAGTAGAAGATTCTACATAGTAAGCTAGGACATCTACTGCGCTAACTGTAGCAGTAAGGCTTGGAACTGTTCCACCGCTAAACTTCCAATAAGATCCATAAGCCAAAGTTCTAGCAGTTGCGCCTTGGGTAATCACAATAACTCCTGATTGCCCTGCTACTAAATTGCTAGGATTAGCTAAAGTAGTATTTTCGCTAGTTGTATGAGTAAAGTTATTTGCCAAAGAGAAATCAGAAGCAATAGAAGATCCTGAGCTAGTCAAAGCTACAGCAGTTCCTCTTTGTGCTTTGCTATAGGCTTGAACTGCATTTAAGAAAGCTGCATTAGCGCTATATGCCTGAACATCTGTGCCAATTACTAAACCAGCAAAGCTAGTTACAGCATCAGTTGTTTCATTAAAAGTAACAATATTAATCCAAGCATCATTATCAGCATTGCGTTTCTTTAAAATGCTGTTGGTAGTGTCATACCACAATTGATTAGCAAATGTTGTACTAGGAGCAGAAGTTCCTGAATTGTTGCTTACCAATGCTGCTAAACTTGAATTAAGGTCTGCCCTGAAAGCAGGGAAACCTTGATTCGCTATATTCATGTCATGCTGGCTCATACATTCTCCTAAGTTACAAGCTCTCCGTAGCCTTTTGCTACATAGTCAAAAGTCCTATTTACCACAGTTCCGCTTGAGTTCTTGAACCTAATTGTAAATCCTGAAGCTGATTTTGTGGGAATTTCGTAATAATCACCTTGGGTTAAATTCTGTGCCATGATACCAATACTAGGCGATACTTTAAAGGATGGCGTAAATGTTACAGAATAACCGCCAGATCCAGTACCGCTAACTATATCATTACCACCAATAACCCTATCAGGCATATCTACGTTAATTCTTAATACTTTTAATATTGGGCTGGCAGTTTCATCACTAGATGTCAGAATTGCCCTGAATTTAAACCCTCTAGCCTTATAGTCACCTACAAAGAATCTACGATAATCAGTCCATGTAGGAGTACCATTTGGATCATCCTCAGTTGTGGCTACCCATAGTTCTACGTTGGTGTCATCAAAGCTATCTGGATCTCCGTCAAATTCACCAATACTTTCGTCAAAAGTGCCTTCTTTGGCATCAAATGTATTTACATAGTCAATACGCCCTACTTCAACATAGGCTGTAATACGGCTTGTATATACATTTCCAATGTCCAATACATCAGCAAAATCGTATGTTCCATAGGTAGATGTAGTCCCACCACCGCCATCGAACAATCCTGCAAGATCATCAAAATTGCCTGAAACACTGTCAAAATCCACAGCAGTATCAAGAATCAGCCCATCATCGCCAACTGAACACTCATACTTAGTTCCAGCAAATGCAGGAGATTCTGTGATGGTTTCTACTACATTCAGTCCAGTAATATCCTGAATAATGGCTGTAGATGATGCAGCGTTAATAGATGCATTATCTAGCTTGTCATAAGCCTTAATAAAGTATGTGCCTGTCATTGCTGGCACAACAATGGATACTGCTGGTCGTGATACTTTAAACACTAAATCAACAGAATCAGAATAATTTGCGCCAGTAGTTAATCTGGAATGACGAATACGATAATGTGATAAGTCTAAATCGCCTACTGGACTCCAGCTTAAATGAGCCTGAGTTCCAACAATATTAATAGAGAAATCTTCTACATCTGCTGGTGGAGCAGTTTTACCATAAACAGTTATTGTTGCTTCTGTTGGTGTGCTTCTCTTGTTTAGCGAATTAACTGCAAATACTTTAACGCTATATACGCCATCCAATGCATCACGAATATCAATAGATGTGGATGATGTGTTTGGTAATGTTACATAGTTCCTATCGCCAACTTTATATGACACAACATAAGCAGTTGCTCTATCTACAGGACTCCATGAGATAACCACTTGAGTTTTAACATCAGCACCTTCTTCATACAAAGATTCAGATATTTGAATATTAGATGGTGGATTTGGAACTACAGATAATGAACTAATTGCTCTTGGCTGTAAAGTTAATCCATCTTCAATTAATGCGTATTTATCAGGATTATGTGCCAATGCACTAACGCTTAATCCATCAGCTTCTTCAGCAACAGAAACAACTCTAAATGTTTGCAATGCTAATGAACTGGTCTGAACCATCCATATTGCGTTTTGCAATGGAGCAGAACTAAATGCTGGAGATACTGTAACTGTATTTGTAGCTGCATTAATAATATCTCTTGTTTCTAAAGTGCCATTTGGCAGAATTGCAGATAATGTTCCTGTTGCAATGCCACTAATTGAACTTACGCTTTGATCTAATGTAAGTACACTTGTACTGGCAGATACAATTCTTCCGCCCATCCTAGCACCAGCACGATCATTGTCGGCTACTTGGATAACTTGAGATGGTCTAATTGCATGACCTTCTAATCCAGTTTTAAAGTTTACGACTTCTGTTTCTGATTGCTCTGTGTAAAGAATCCAGCGACCTACACGATTTGCCTGTCCTCTTGAACTACATCCTACAGCTACAACTTCAGTTTGGATAATGCCAAAACGAGCAATTCCATCAGCATCTTCTACATACTCAACCTTTTGACGATAGAAATCGTCAGGATCGTTCCATGTAACAAGTGCTACTGTATGCCTAGCTTTTAATGCGCTTCCAACATAGTTGAATGTGCCATCTATGACATTTGAATTAGTAAATTGATATACAGGATCGCTAGGAGCATCGTATCCCATAGTTATTGATCCGCTAGACCAATATGGCATACCCTTAAATATTGAAGCCATACTGTTAATTACTGTATAGGCTTCCTGTCTATTTTGTAAATAGAGATTGCAAGTATATCTTGGCTCAGTTCCACCAAATCCATCATCTACAAACTCATCACAATAACGACCAATGGCATATAAAGTCCATTTATCAACTTGTGATTCTGGGATAAAGTCACCCAATCCATAACGAGTATTTGTTAATAGATCATAAAAGCACCATGCAGGATTATCTGTCCAAGATACCTTGAATGTGCCATCCCAAATGCCTGTATAAGTTCTTGCTGCAACGTTATAGTTAGAAGGTACTTTGACCTTTAACATCTTTAAGTCATAAGAACGCTTTGGAATGTTATCAAACTGTGAAGCATCAATGCGAACGCCAACAATTGCTGAGTTTGGATAACGGAATTTACCATCTACGATTTCTGTAAATGATTCCCAATAAGTCTTGTTTTGTAGTGCGCTAGTAGTGGAATCAGCAGTAATCCTTCTTACACGAATATCCCAAGGGGCATCGCCAGTCAATTCAATGCGATGCGAACGCTCATATTTAGAAGTTGTTTTGCCTGAAACAGTAGAATAAGTAACTCCAAAGTTACCACTGGCATAACTAATTGTTGGGCTTCCAGAAGTAATAACTAATCGCATTTCCCATAAGCCACTTTCCTGCGTTGGCATAGTAAATGTTTTGTTAGTTACTGTTTCAGAACTATTTACATATCCACCATCGCCATCGTAATAGCTTGTATCTGTTGTGCTTGTATCTGTTCTTTCGACAATCCCATCAGAAAGCCAAGTGCTATCAGATTGAAGTTTGTATTGCGCTGTAAATACTGCTGTATTGCTAGTATCTTTTCCAACAATCTGCATTGTGTATATTGGCTGATTTGCTTGTGCAGAAGTGCTAGATACTATATTGATAGCACCAGAAGCCCATTCAGATCCAATGATCTGCGGAATATAGCCACCACCATCTGATTGAATATCAATAGCATATTGGACTGTAGATCCACTAATATCACCATTGCTTGTGTTTTGTGATGTTAATTGTGGAATTGAAATCCGCACTCTAACTGCATCAACTTCAGCATTAGATATCTGTCTAGTAATTGGAGTTGCATATTCAACCTGAGTTCCAACTGCATTTTCACTTTCTACAGATGGAAAGCCTTGAATATAAGATTGTGATTGTGTTCCGCTAGTGGAAACAACATTAGCACCAGTAAAATTGAAACTTCCGTTTTCGTTCTGTAATGGTGTTTCATCAAAGAATACAGACTTTAATCCATCAGCAAGACCTTCAATCTCGCCTTCACAAACCAAGTCCAACACTTGAGCATAAGCAATTGAGCGTAGTGAATCAGGGGATTCTTGAGCAACCCTACCACCGCCACCGCCACCACCTTTACCGCCACCGCCACCAAATCCACGAATATTCTTTTTGCTCATGGTAATTCCTCAACTGATATTCCTGCGCTAATAATTGCACTACCAACAATCATGCGACCATATCCAACTGGTACTGGATATCCTTGAGCCGATGTGTTTACAGACCCATTGAATACATAAGATGGCTTATTATCAGGCTGATTGTATTGTTCTTGAGATGAAGATGATGGCATTGGGGTAAGCATTTGCACTGTACCGCCAATAACCATAGAAGCACCCATAGCATAACCAGCTACCATCATAGAGCCACCAACAGTCCAGCCCATTGGATTCCACCACATTAAAGCGATGATTGCTGCGCCAATAATGATTTGAGTTGATCCATTACCACCAGCACCCATTAAAACAGGGATAAATTTGATAGTTTGTTTGCCAGATGGGTTATGTAGATCTTCTAGCTTTTGATCTTCTTTGCCAACAACAATGCGATAGCCAACGCCACGCTTCTCTGAGTCAATTAAATGCTTTTCTAGCTCTGGAAAATTAACGCATAAAGCTCTTGCAGCTTCAGCAGGATTACGGATATCTAGCTTAAACTCTTTGCCGAATTTTTTACCCAATTCCCCAAGTAATTTAACTGTTTTCATATCGGTAATATCCAGTAGCATTTTTTAGGTAATATCCACCAAATACCTCTCTGGTAGATAATCTATTCTGTACATGGTGCAAAATAACACCATCGCCCAAGTATAATGCCCCATGATTCGGAACGCTACTGCCAATCGTCATTAATATGCAATCCCCATAAGATAGTTCGCTTTGTTTGATCTCTTTAAAGCCAGCTTTCTCAAAGTTCTCCATATACAGATTCTCACCACGCTTCCACCATTCATCTGATCTATGGAAGTCTGGCAAATCAATGTTGCGTTCTTGCTTAAACCAGTCACGAATAATGGCATAGCAATCTAATACGCCATGTGACCATTCTCTGCCCACCAATGGAGCTACATATCCACTTGGCTCAATATATGACCATTGTTCGCTAGGAAGCCCAATAATGAACCAAGGAAGCCCAGATGCTTCACAAGCCACTAAATCAGCCTGTGACGGCTTTACGCTGATATTTGGGTGGCTATGTATAACCGCAACTATTTCGCCATCCTGATCGGCTATTTCGTAGTCCTGTGGATCAAGAATAAAGTTGTCAGTTCCTATACCTAGGTTCTTACATTTTCGGTATTGTTGCCTACCCTTAAATATAATTACTAATCCACAACATTCTTTAGGCAATGATTCTTTTGCGTGGTTAGTAATCGCTAACTTAACACTGTCATCAAGAATCACTTTATCAATCCGCTTGCTGGAAATGCGCCAAAAGGCAATTCATTAGTTGCACCGAATCTTACTTCACAAGAGCTTAATCTTTTTCCACATACATCTAAGGCTAGTGTTCCTACGGCTACATCATTTGTATCGTAGTAATTTGTTCCAGCATAACTACACTCTGAACTGCGATATTTCCAAGGGCATATATTCTGAATGATCTGTCGTTTTGGTAGTTTGATTCCTTGAACATCAAAAGAAGCTGATAGATCAAACTCAACTGATTCTTTATTCTCGTTTACTTTGTGTTCAATGTAATAAACATCATCAGGAAACTCAGCCGTAGTATCTTCTGTTGGATTTACGCCACCAGAGAAATTGACTGCATCAAGATACTTTGCCATTGTGCGTTTACGAGTAATCTTTGCTCCAAGCAAGTCATCATAAGCAAGAACTAATGCTGTAATAACGCCTGTTACGTTGGCAACCTTCATCTTTGGTCTTGGTAATTGACCGCCAGCATTAAACTCAAACCCTGTAATCTCAACTGGGAATGGTGTGTATTCTTGACCTTGCCAAGTGATTGGCTGTCTTAATTGATTAGTTCCAGCATGAAAATAATAAACATCTCCACCAAAGCTACTGGCATCCAATTGGAATAATTCAATGATTGAACTTGGCTGAAGGCTTTGTAGTTCAATTGAGATATCTTCATTCATGCTTCAAATACCTGAATAAAAGTTGCTGTTATGGTATTTCGGTTATAGCTATCCAATGATTTAGACCACTCTCTGCATACATATTTACCAGCAGACTCATTGTATGGAGTCCAATCAAAAGATTCAACACCACCCCTAGCAGCCAAGAAATCATCAATCGCTTCTGCTTCTGTATCCGTACGATTACTAAAAGATAGCATCCATGTTTGTGGGCTAGTATTTAAGCCGTCTGTTGCTCTTTGCTCATACCCATCCCCAAAAGCCATATTCTTTATTCTAGGCATTACCTTTTTGTTTGCACCAAAGTCAGGTGTGTATGTAAATGTAGTCACATTATGCTCCGCTTAACAGACCGCCATTGCGCTGTTCTTTAATGATTGTTGCTTTTACAACGCTAGAAATTAAGTTACCAAGCATTGCAGCATCTTGACTGCTTGCAGATGTTTGATCTGATCCATTCATATTAACTTGAACTGTAACATTGTTTACACCGCCCATGCCACCGCCCTTGTTATATGCAGCAGGGATAATCGCTTCGCCCTTGTGAATCATGGCAAGTTGATCGTTTGGCACATAGTTTGTTCCAACTGCATAAGATGGAATACTAAAGTTTCCAGATCCAGTAAATGCTCCACCACCACCAGCACCACCAGCAGCAATAGCACTTGAATCCATAGATGATCCAAAATATGCTCCTGCCAAACTAGCACCCATTCCGATTAAACCACCAAATCCACCGCCAGCAGAACCGCCACCAATCAATGCCTGACGAACTAATATCCGTTGTATATCTGCAACAACACTCATTGCAAATGCGCTAAAGCTGGCTTTACCAGTCATAGTAAATTGAACAATAGCATCTTCCATACCTCTGAAAGCATTGGTAAATGCATTGCCAACTTGTGCGCCTACGTTACTTGCATCTTCGCCATACTTCTTAATTGATTCAAGTGCGCCACCAGTAAATGTGCGTTTTCTTGCATCATTAATATCATCAAGACTTTGCTTTTCTGTCAGGTATTGTTGCGCTCTTTCCCTGAACATCGCTATTTCTTCACGACCCCATCCAACAGTTTTCTCTAGGATTACGCCTTCTAATTGCTTTTGCTCAACTAGCTTCTGGTATTCCCTTGTACTCATCATCACAGCAGAGCCTTGCTCTCTTATGATGTTATTTGCTGTTTCTTGCGCTTTTGCATACTTTTCAATTTCAGCAGTTTGCAATGCTTTATGCTTGAGATCAATCTCTGCTTTTAATTCTTCTACTAATTGTTTGTTTAAACCAAGACCAGATCGTTTTGCAGATGCTTCCAATTCAGCCATAACAATGGCTTTTTCTTTTTCTGCATTGTTAATACCGATATATTGAGATTCAGCACGAATAGCATCAATCTTTTGCTGGATGCTGATAATAGAAGATTCTGTGACTTTATTGCCTTCAATGGCAGTAGCCATGTCACCTTTAATTGCAGCCTGAAGCCTTCTTACTGAATCAGCTTGCTTACGATATAAAGTTTCTAACTCTACTTGGCGTTCTAGGTTTGGATCAAATTGCATGGTATCTGTACCATACCCACCCATTGCTGCGCCAAAGTTAATCTGTCTGCCCTGTGCTTCAGTAGCTAGATCATTTAACTTTTGTTCTTCTACCAATAACTTCTTCTGAAGCCATAAGTCCATTTCTTTGCGCTGAGATTCAGAAGCCTTGTTATAAGCCTTTACATATTCTACAAATCCATCAGCAGCAGTGGCATTAAAGTCTTTGGCAAACTTGGCTACGTCATCTCCAAGTGCAGTTGCTTTCTCTAGCTCTTTACCAAACTTCTCTAATGATTTAGATGCCTTATCTGCTTTAGTCGCAAATAAATCAAAGTTCTCAATAATGCTAATTACTACAGTTGAAGCCAATCCAGCTACTACACCAAAAAGACCGAATCCAGCCAGCAATTGTGGCAACTGCTGTCCCATTGCCCTTAAAGCAGATGTTCCACCTTGTACTTGAACAACAAAGTCTGATAGCTGATAGGAAGCATTACGTACGCCACCGCCCAAGCCACGATAGGAATCATTGGCTGCGCTTGTAGCACGATTTAAGTTCTGAGTTGATGTGCTGGCTTTATCAGCAGAAGTGCCTAGATTCTGTAGCGATTTAGTCGCACTATCTACACCCTCTGCCTTAACTTGTATGACTAATGGTTCTGCCATGAAGCCCCCTATTTACATTGGCTTATTTTATCTTGGTGTCTTGACTTTGACCATCCCTAATTTTATTGATCTCCATCAGCCAAATCGAGTCAATCATACGCAATGCCTTTACTTCCCAAGATAATGGGTTTCTTCTGGTCATATCAGCCCAAGACTTAATATCAACGAATTGGATAGGATTCTGACCAAATCCGTTGCTAGTCCTTTGGGCATTAAGCTCCATGAACCATTCCCAGATATAAAGAGCCTGTTCTGGTACATCAGGTGGCTTTAAGTCTGGATGCTGTTTCCCAGTCTTTTCGCTAAACCTTGATAGTAATTCGTATTTTGTATTGCCCTGCTTATCGGCTAGGTGCATCTTCAAATAATGCTTTGCAAATGCACCCAACTGTACAATCAGGGCTGAATAAAATTTGCCCTGTCAGCAATAGCTGTATCAATCTGATCCTTGATCCAGTTAAACCGCTTATAGACCAGCTTTACATTATCTGGAGTGCAATCTAACTTCTTGCCATCTAGCTCAATGCCTTGCCATTCTAATGTGCAAGCAACCAATAACTTATCGCCATATTCTGTGGCAGATGCCATACGCTGTTCTGTGGACTTGTTTGCTTTTAGATCGTCTAATGATGAACGTCTAAATTCTTCTGATAGTTGGATAAACTTTTCTGAATCCTTGCCTAAAACTTTGATCTTCATTGGCAACGCTTCATTTGTAGCTGGATGCTTTAATGTGTACCAAGCTCCTGCGTTTGCTGCTTTGGTTAAATCTAACGTATTTAAGTCCATTACATTTCCTCTGGAAATACCAAAAAGGGAGTCGCTAACTCCCTATTGGCTAATTAATAAAACTTTTAAACTACTGAGCTATCAACAATAACGATGCTTGTCTGCTCTTTTACAGTAGATCCATCTACCAATTTTCCTGCGCTGAAGTTGCTTGATAGGCTAATTGCAGTGCCATCAGTTGATTTCTCAGCAGAGTTAATCTTGATATTAGGTAGCTTGATAATGATGAAATCGCTGCTTGCAGTGTTATTTGCAAACAAGTAAATAAACAATGGAGCTTCTACTTCATCATCAAAATCGCTAAGAATTGTTGCATCTTCGTACAATGCAGCCATAGAACCGCTAATTACAGCAGCGTTTGTAAATACATCTGGAGATAGGTTAGAGCCAACAACAGCCTTAACTTCAGCACCAGCATCAAGATTTACGTTTACGCTTGTCAATACTACTGAATCTACGCCATTGTATGAAAGCAAGCCAGTTGCACCAGCTACGATATCACCATCAGGTGCAGCAGTAGGGGAAACGAAATACTGTGAAGTAGAGTAAGAAGCGTTGCGACCCAAGAAACCAAAGTTAATTGTTGCATTGCCGTTAGCAGGAATAGAGATTGCCATTGAGCTTACTTTGCAATCTACATCACGCTCAGATTGCTCAATATCATCATTCCATTCTTCAATAGTGAAGTAGTCATTTGTATGACCAGTTGTAGGGATAGATAACTTCTTGCCTTGAGCAGCAACAGTAACAGTTGCACCAGCAGATTCAGTAGTTACAGTGCCAATCCAAGAATCAGCAACATAAGTCATAGACAATGCAGAAACAGTTGCTAGACGATAGTTCTTGTTGTTATTGGCAGAAGCAGCAAATCCAGTTGCACGAACGATATCGCCAACTTTGAATCCGTCACTAACAAATGATCCAGAAGCGCGACTAATTGTGCGTGTAGATCCGTTAATGCCAATTGTGGTTACTGCGCCAGTTGTTGCAGCAGTAGTAAATGTATTACGCAATGCACCTTCTAAAAGTGCAGTGTGACCGCCAACTTGAAATTCTTGGTCGATAGTCTTAACTACAGAGCGAGTTCCATGAGTTGCATTTGGGCGTTGTTGGTCTGTACGGATAGTGTTTGACTCAAATGCTTCCTTAGTCAAACCACCTGAAACACCACCATCACGATAGTTGTATGTGAGTCCATCGCCTGTACCAGCGATAGTGCCTAAAGCGGATTGTTTGCCGATAAAGACTTTGCGTTTAATTTGTGATGCAATAGTCATGTCTTACTCCCTAAATAAATATGTCTGCTGTGTAATTAATACTGACTGCAACGACCCATCTATCGCCATCTATCATCCCACTGGAAATTGATGGTGTCGAGTCAATCATCACAGTAACGCTATCTTTTGTAATTGTAGTTCCTCTGGCAAATCTTGTGCGGATATTTTCAGCCATCGTAGCACAATCTGTAGCCCCTGCATTAACAGGATAATACAAAGAAACCTGAAATATGCCAAGCTCCCTATAAAGTTCTGCTCCAATACTAGGATTCTCTACCAAAGCTGGCAGTAGATTGACCTTTTGGAATGGTGTTCCAGCAACAGGCTCATATCTAGCGTTCTCATAAGCCGTTGCAATAGACCCTGACATTGTTGCCAGATGGTTTTCTAGTGCTGCTCTGATTTGAATAATGCTCATTTTTTGGCTTGTGCCTTCTTAACAGTATCGTTCCAACGCCTGATATTGATTCTTACCATGCCTTTTGGAGCTTTGATCTTTGAGCCACCATACTCAATTTTCATTGCATATTCTACGTTATTTGTCAGCCAAATTTGATTATTTTTGCTGTAATCGTATTTATTAACTTCTGACTCAATCTGGCTAATTGTTCCAGACTTATCTTTATCTGTACCTTCCCTAGTTCCGCTAGGTGGGCTACTAACGCTTGCTTGCCAGTTATAGGCTAGATGACCAGTATCTACTGGTGTGTCATAGACAATATCTGAAAACAGCTTTAATGCAGCAGCCCTAGTAACAATATTGATATTTTGTTTCGATTCATTAATCCATTTACTAATATCAAGAGAGAACTGGCTTTTACGGCTCATTTGTTAATTACGCAGTTAAATAAAGCCTTTTGCGCTCCAGAGCTAGTAAATGAGATGGCAGAGATATTCCAATCAACACCATCAATATAGATCTTGTCATTCAGCGTAGGCTCAATGCCTAATTCTTCAGCACTCAATAAAGCGATTACCTGATCCATACGATATTGACCTGAAGCCAATTGAGTATCGTCTGGATTTTGTAATAACGTATAAACAGTGTAATTGGTTACAGTTGTTGCTACGCTACCAGTAGCAGGATTATAACTTCCTTGCGTAATACGCTTAAAAGTTACTTCCTTGCCATACGCCTGAAGCATATTGGTGGCTAATGACCTAAATTTTGCATCTAATGTCATACACGCACCAATGGGCTTGCTGGACTACCAGTTGTAGGCTTCATCAATGGGTATAACAAATTGTCCATTGCACGATAACGCTTATATGGAACGCCACGTACATTGTCGTATTCAACTTCCAATGATCCAACCTTTTCACGCTTAGTTAAGCGATCAATATCTGGATCTAATGTTGCTGTATTGGCTTTTAGTGCAAATTCACAACAAGCATCTTGTACTTCTTTTGGTACAGAGTTCTCATCGTAATAGCTGTACATTGCGCCATTATCGTATTTAGGAACTAAGTATCTTGGGAAGTCTAATGATTGTGTATCGTTCTTACGAATACCAGCCCAATCCAAGCGATAAACTTGAACCATATAGTTTGTGGCTTTACGCAATAACTGTTCTTTAACAGTATCGGTCAATAAACCCCAAGATGTGTTTCCTAGATTTGCATGGTAAGTATTAGCATTTGTTACTGAAATGTAGCTTTCAGCATTTGCTAGTCCACTTCCATCTTCAACGATTAGCGACATAATTTATCCTTTAGACCCCTGTAGGTCTTTCTTCCCAACGAGCTTTAAACAATCCAGTTGCAGCAATGCTATTAATATTTTGCAATTTAATGTAATAAGTTCCTTCTGGAAATCCTAATACATTGTCTGATGTTCCTTCAGTTGCAGATCCCTTTGCTGGATTTTGTACTGCATATAATTGAATAACATCTTGCACTGTTCCACCGCTATGAGTACCTCCAGCAGCCATTGTTACTTGGCTTGAATAATCAGTCCTAATACCATTTGTTCTTAATATTGGCAAAGAAGTAGAAAATGATCCACCTTCTGTTCCACCAGCAATAAGTTCAACTCTTAATTCAGCAGTCCATAAATCAACGTTAAATTGTTGAATAAGTGTATCTACACCAGCAACAGCCTTAATAATTACTGTTGCTCCTGATGCAATATTGAACTCATAAAATGTTCTAAATTCACGACCAGTAAAAAATCCAGTTTGCCCTACATCAACTTGTAATCGAGATTCTCCATTTTCATCATCTGGATCATCTGTCCATACCCACTTTGGCAAGCCGAATCTTTGTGTCATGCTTTAACCCATCCGTATTTTTCCCATTCTGCTACTTCTTCCAAATGCACTTCTGCTGTACGTGGCTCTGGATAATCATCCGAACGCTTCATTAGTACAGTCTTTGCGAATTTTGCTTTTGGCTCTACTGGAGTTTCTTGTACAACTTCCTGTACAACTTCCTCAACAGTTTCTTCTACTACTTTTTTAGGTCTTGCCATGATATTTTCCTTTGAAAAGGGGTAGTCTTTTGAACTACCCCTCTATCTCACTAGACTAAGATTAGCCTAACAATGTTGCAACAAACTCTGGTTTCCATACTTTTGAACCATACAAGCAAGAAACTTTGATGTTACGCATCATGTTACCAGCATATACGGAAACGTCATATACCAAGCCAGAAACAGGATCTTGAACAGTCATTGAATCAATGGCTGCATCTTGACCTACGCCACGACCAGCAACAGGTCGGCATACGAGTTCGATAGCTTGTTTATGGAAAGCAACGTTACCAGTGTAAGTAGCAGTTACAGTCATTGCAACACCATCTGCCAAAGTCTGACGTAAGCCAGGGGCAGCGATTGTCAATGAACCACCTGAAAGGGCAGTAGTAACAACATACTTGTTAGTGTCACCAGCAAAAGTAACTACGTCACCAGCCAATACAGTGCCACTACCAGTATCAACAGCGATAGTAGTTGTACCAACAGCGTATGTAGAACCAGTGTTAGTTACATAGCTTGCGCCAGAACCAGCAGTGTGTGACTGGATACCAGCAGACTCTTTAAACATCAAGCCTTGCAAGTCAAGCAATGTACCTTGACGGAGCAACTGTGAACCACCAGCTTCGTTAGCTTTTTGTAATTGAGCTAAGTTGCGGAGCTTAACGCCAGCAGCAGAGTTAATTACCAAAGTAGCTTGTCCGTCTTGTGGCATACCATTATCTACAAGGATACGACGCAATTCAGCAACTTCATTGAAGTTAGAGCCAAATGGAGTTGTTGCAGCAGTACCATAGGCACGTGAAGCACCATTGATTGCTGTCAAAGCAACAGATTGCTCGATTGTGTTGGTGATTGCACGCATAGCTTGTGCAACTTGATCGCCATAAACAGTTTCAAAGCCAGCACCATTACGGAGATGTTTGATATCTTCACCAGTGAAAGGAATATCAACTTCAGCGTAGTTGTCGATAGTGAAAGTCTTGTTATCAACAGTTTGGTATGTTGGCTCTGGCAATGCCATAGCTGGTGTGTAAGTTGTGCTTACAGTTGCAGCACGTGTGAAAGCGGAACGGATTGTATCGCCTTTAGCAGCACGCTCAGACTCAACAGAGTTGATGACTACAGAAGGGATAATACCAACTTGCTCACGACCAACAATGTCGGCTGCCTTGAAAATATCTGCTGCTAGGTTTGTTAATACGTTTGACATTTAATTCTCCTAATTAATCAATAATTTTTCCACCATCTTTCAGGAAAGCACCCTTTTCAGCAGAGCTAATCCCGTCAAATTGTGATCTTGGCATTGTTTTCACATTGCCTTTTGCATCTCCACCGCCATTTGAACCGCCACCAGAGTTAGCAGGAGCAGCAATAAAATGCTTACCTTCTTCACTCTTAGACCATTCACTGACGAACTCAGATAAAGCCTTCTCTCCGATAACTGCTTTACGCTCATTACCTTCGATCTTTACTTGTACCTGACCTTTAAGCATTGATTTAACTGCTGGTAGGAACTGTTTTGCGATTCCCTCTTTTACAAGAGCTTCATTCAAACCATTTTCAACCAGTAAGTTATTGGTATAACCACTTTCAGCTTCATAAAGTTTTTTAATCTTATCCGCTTCTTGAGCAATAGCTTTAGCTTGTTTCTCAGCTTCATTCAATTTAGTTTTGTAAGTTTCTACCTGACTTTCCAGTTCATCCAACTGTTCTGGCTTAATCTCTTGATTCTTACGCAACTTCTTAACTTCTGCTAATAACTCATCACGCTTAGAAATCAAACCTGATGTTGCTTCTTCTGCTGCTTTTTTAATGGCTTCCTGCACCTCTGGTGCGTTTAAATCAATACTCATTTTTTGTTCTCCGAACGTGTTAGGTCACTGACCAATAAATACAACTGCATTATGAAACGAAATAAATTACTTGTCTAGTTCCTTTAAGGGTATTGGATTCCCTGTCTGGTCTAGTAACTGCTGTAATGTAATCTTACCATCACGCCATAACTGCGCTTTTCCTTTGCCAAGCACCTTATCTTGAAAGGCTTGATCTTTAGAATCGAGGAATTGAGCAAATGTGGTTTCCTGTGGCACTGCGCCATCCATGCTGGATCTTGTCCTATTTGGAATATCAGGAAAATCAACCCCTAGCTCTTTCCACGACTTAATAATCGGCATATACATCGAACGGCAGTTCCAATGGGCTGGAAGCTCTCTGTAAGGTAGCGATTTTTTGCCAATTGGTTTGTTATCCATATCATAAGTAGAGCCGTCATAAGCAATACACTGAATAGAAGTGCGATTATCCAATACTGCAACATATACTTTCCCCTTCATAACAGAGCTATTCTCAGCGTACATACGCTCCCTAGCTTGTGAAGATATTGTGTGTACGGCTGTTCTTACTAACGCTTCTGCGTTTCTTCTGGTAACAGCCATTTGACTTTGAACTCGGTCAGCAATAGTTCCGATCTTTTCTCCTGATCCGTAGCCCATGCGTATTTGACTGGATACTCTGAAATATACGTCAGCAGATTGCTTTTGCCACCATTGTGCTGTAGTCGCACCTTGGATTGCACTGGAATCAGCTAAAACGGCTAATTGATTGGAACTAGGCATTGCATTGAACAGATCTACGCCAACTTTCTCGCTAATCATGGACTGCATGAATTTTGCTTCGCTTTTAGCCACTCCCTGAAGGTCGGTTTGTGTAAATTCGTTTAAATCCGAGTAATACTTATTAACGATCTCTTTAATATCTTTAAGGAGTGCGTTTAGTCGTGTTTTGTTCCACTCAGAGATATTGCCTTTGAGTTTATTGGTCACATCATCATCAAGCTCTTTAAGTAGCTTGACTACACGCTTACGTAAGTCGGCATCAAATCTGTTTAGATCTAATTCCCGACTTACGATTGCGTTAGCGATCTCGTCATTAATCATGCACTAAGACGTGGTGGCTGATTAGCGATTTTTGACTGTTCTTCTTCAAAAGTGACGTTTTCTTCAATGATCTCGCCAACCTTAAAGTTATAGAACAGTGTTTCATCAGAGATTGCGCCTTGTTGCCATGCTCCAACGAGAGCCTGTAGATCTTGTGCTGACAATGGCTGATCTAAGTAATCTTCGTTCAATGAGATAGATGGAGTTTCTGCACCTTCCCAAGTAGCCATGATTTCCAGAGCCTTGTTCAGACCTTGGCTAACAGCGTTTGAGATTGCAGAAAGGATTGCACCATCTCCAGAGTGGCGCATACGAACAGTATTCGCTGCTTCTGATTGTTTCTTCTCAGGGGCAAGCATCCTTGCACCAAGAATGGCTAGGTTATCTTCTTTATCCTTCTTGATTTGGCGTAAAGACTCTAAGCCTTGACCAGTAAACTCAAGATACTTTGCGTTTGCAGAAGGATCAGGAAAAACCCATGCGTTTGCAGATCCGATAGAGAATGTTTCGCCTTGCTTCTCGGCTTGATAGCCAGTAATGATTGCTGTTGGCAAACCAGTAAAGTGTGCGCCATGCTCTAAGTCGGCAGAAGTGCGATAGTGGGAAAGATTCAGAGTAGCCAAGTCATACATAGGTGGCTTGCTGATCTCCATGCCAACGCCTTTTGCGTTCATGCAGATAAATGGGATTGCTCTGATAGGTGCGCCATTCATTAAAGGCACGATTACATCAACCAGAACCCAAGACTTATTGCCTTGATCGTCTTTCAATTCACGATAGACTTCCTGTTGGTAATTTCCGTCACGCAGAATTAGTACACGAATTTGCTCGATGTCTTTTGACTCAAACTCATTCTCATAAACACAGATTTCTTCTTTAAGCGCAATCATAATTGGCTGTAGCACATTGTTAATGCGCTCTAATCGCCAGTTAATGATCTGTTCTGCATCGTACGTAGTTACGTACGGGCGTAGATTGTTAGCAGAAGCATCAGCTAATGTGACTACACCTTCAATCGGCTTTGGATACTCTACTAAAAGTCCCATACGACCAACACCAAGAAGTTCGCTAGTAATACGCTCTGCTAGTTCGTCAATGCCAGTGTTATCCAACGTCATATCATCAAGGATTGCTTGCATCCCTGCTGTTGGTGTCACTGTAGGAGCTTTGCGGAAAATCATTCCGAGAAGTCCATCTCTTGTTCTAGCAGTCGCATTGTAAAAAGGAGTACGCATGACATAAGATGCATATTCCTGATTACTTTGCCCACTTAGTCTTGGGAGATACTTTTCGCCTTCTTCATGTACTTCATCTTCACCTTCTAAAACGTGTTCTACTGTTTCCCACATTGGGTAGTAATCATCGTATTCAGAATTAGTTGTGTTTGGCTTCATCTATAACCCCATTAACTTCATTTGCTGAACCGCAACCCCTTGGATTGGGTGTTTATAACTCAAAAAATACCCTGCTCCGTCAATCACATGGTCTAACCCTGATTTTTTATCAGGATCACCATTCGTATCATACGCCTGTCTTTCAAATGATTCAGTTAAAGATG